GTGGGTTGGGCTGACGGATGATGAGATTAAAGAAATCGCCAATAATTGCCGGTGGAGTGAAACATACCACGTTGATTTTTCACGCGCCATCGAAGCCAAACTCAAGGAGAAAAATAAATGAAAAAGATACAAGAAGCCGTGACCTTCATCAAGGCAAGTAGGGAAGAAGCTATAACCTTGGCTAACGACATTGTTGGGGATGCCGAGGTTCATGCACTCTATATCCAGAAGGGGTTCATCGTAAGCCCACAACCTGTGGGGTTCATGGTGGTGCCTCTGGCTAAAGAGTGGGTGTCACTGACAAATGATGAGATTGATTCATGCTTTGAAGAGCATGGCTGGTCGCCTGATGATTGTTATTACCTAGTGATTAAAGACATTGAAGCCAAGCTGCGGAAGAAAAACACATGAAAAAATGGAAAGGCATCACAGACAAAGAGGCTCATGCCCTGTATGCAAAATACTCGGCGTGGGGTTTGATTCGTGCAGTTGAGGCGTTGCTGCGGGAGAAGAACGCGTGAGTACCAAAAAATTTGGTCAGTTTGGCACGAGGGAAGAATTTTTAACGAACGAAATTAGGACTCTCAATCGGTATATCTCTCAAATGATTGAGACGATGAAGGTAATGCAAATCAACAGGCAGGATATGTCAGACGAAATTGAAAGATTAAATTCAAAAGTAGAAAAGAATGATTGGCGGGGCTTGTTGGGCACAGAAATTAAGAAAATCAGAGACAATGCAGAAACAACAGACGAAGCTATATACGAAACAGAACGAAAGTTACGGGAGAAGAACACATGACTAAGATAAACAGGCAGGAAGCCCTCGCGCAGGAAGCGCGGGAGAAGGTCAGGAAGCCGCTGACGGATGAGCAGATTAGGTGGCTGGTTGGCGGGGATGACGAAGCGCAGGAGTGGAATAGGAAAGTGGTCAAGGCTGTTGAACTCGCACATGGGATAGGGGTGGAAGATGAACCTGACCAAAGAGTCACTTGAACAAGCCGTGATTGAAATAAAAAAGATAGTGGAAGAGAGGCAGAAGTTAATTGCGTTAAAGCCGACAAAGCTATTTATGATCCGCTATCCAGATGAAACAAAGGATGAGTTTAAACAGCGATGCGAGGATGCAAAAACGATAGCAAGCTCAATGCTGGAGGCGGGGAAATGAGCATATTTGGAGGCAATCCCGACAGAGAGGAAAGAGAAGCCACCGCTGAGAGACATAAATTCATACTCAGATTGCAAACCCAAAACGAAAAACTTAAAGCGAGGATCAGGGTGCTTGAGAAGGCGTTGGTCAAAGCGGACGAGGACTACGAGAAATTGAAGGAAAAGAAATGAATGATCCAACACTACGAGACTTATTTGCAGGGCTTGCGATGGCAGGCTACATCATGTCAGGAAAAGCGAATAACACGACCGTCATGGCACGCAGGGCATTTCACATAGCAGATCAGATGATGGAGGCGAGAGATGAACAAGAAGGAACGCAGGGAGATGATGCCGCAGACGGCTGAGTGGGTGGATGAGATCACAAAAGTATTTGGCCCCCCTGCCGCTATCAAGGCGGAGGAAAACGGACACAAGATCGACTGGAAGAGTAATGACGAAAGACGAGCGAAATTATCTGGGAAGGGTGGCTGACAAAAATATTGTATAATTGAGCAACTTTTCTAAATTGGTGTTTTATGAAAAATTGCTCAATAATTAATTGCAATAATTATTATTATGCTAAAGGGTTTTGTTCTATGCATTATCAGAGAGTTTTGAATACTGGTTGTTTTGAAAAACGAGTATTCAATGAAATATGTTCTGTTAATGGATGCCTTGGATTACACAAGGCAAAAGGTTTATGTATTAAACACTACACAAGAATGATTAGAGGCGGAACCCTAAATACATCTAGGGTTGTTGGCAATGACGAGAAGAGAATGATTGCTAACTCCAAGGAGTCATCCAGTGGCTGTATTGAGTGGGTGAAATTCAAGAAGCTAGGGTATGGTGTTGCTGGATTTAATGGGCGAATTGAGCAAGCACATCGTGTGGCGTGGATTATTAAAAACGGCCCTATACCAAAAGGAATGCAAATAAATCATATTTGTCATAATCGCGCTTGTATAAAGATAGATCATTTATACCTAGGAACGCAAAAAGAAAATATGCGTGACATGGATATGTCTGGTAGAAGAAATAAAACTTTTGGCATAAATAATGGAATGGCAAAACTAAATAATGATTTAGTTAAATTAATTCGCAAAGACAAGCGAACAAACGCCGCAATTGCAAAAGATTTTTCTGTAAGCAAATCTTTAATTAGCGCAGTTCGCAGATTTTTAATTTGGACGCACGTATGAACAATAAACTAACAAAGAAAGAATACGCGCACATTGGGAGTGTCAAAGAGTTGCCTTGCTCAGTGTGCGATTCGCCACCGCCAAGCGATGCTCACCACGTTAAGCAGCACCGTCAATACGTCTGTATTGCCTTGTGTAAAGACTGTCATCAAGGGTCTTTTAACGGAATACACGGTCAAAAACGGATGTGGCTGATCATGAAGATGGAAGAGATTGACGCCCTAAACGTCACAATTGAAAGGCTTTTAGGGGTCTAAAAAATATTTGCAGAAAGGTGTTGACAGGTCTATTTGTTTCACTTAAAGTTACATCACTCGCAGCAATCAAGCGGCGAGGACAGTGAAGGAAACAAAATGAACAACGACCTGCAAACGAATTCGATAGACACCCTTGGCTCACTCTTGGCTCAGATCGCTGATCTGACCAAACAGGCGGACGCGATTAAAGACGGCATCAAGGATGTGGCTTCACTCGGCGGTGCCAAGGTTGTCGAGGGCGCGATGTTCAAGGCTACTTATATCGAGTCCAACCGCTCGGTAGTGGATTACAAGTCCCTGCTCAAGGATTGCGGAATTGGCGCAGACAAGATTTCAGAATACACCAAGACCACCGCAGTGTTCTCAGTCAAAGTTACCAGCCGCTAAACAAAATGGGGGCTTCTGCCCCCTCAGGAGATGAAAATGAACGACGAACTTGAAACTAGCATTAAAACCGCAGACGGCGTATCAGTGTCGGTATCGGAATGGGACAACGGTGGCGCGTGGATAAATATTATGCAACGTCACGGTAGCATGTATACCGGCCTGACCCGCGCAGAAGCGGAGCAACTGGTTTCGGGATTGCAGGCTATTTTGGCGAAGGCAGCAGCATGAGCGCGGGATGGTATGAGGATGGGCGTTACATGACGCAGGGAATGCAGGTCAGTGCTGCGCTAGGGCAGGCTCTGGCGCGAGATACAGACCCCGACACTAGTCACGCCGCAGCGGAAGCTGTAAACGCACGAGGGCTGTGCGAGATCATCTACAAAGTGATCGCAGGATATCCAGATGGCTGCATCGCAGACGATGTTGAGGCTGCTCTACCGCACATCCTGAGCCACAGCCTGACGCCGCGTTATAAGCAGATGGTGGACGCGGGAATGATCGAAGTCACAGGCGAAAAACGCAAGGGAGACTCAGGCCATTATCAACAGGTAAGGCGAGTGCTGACGCCCCCGTTCCAGCCGCCAGCAAAGCGGTCTCTGGCTACCCGCAAGGAACTGGTGAACGCGCTTGAGGATATGGTCAACGTGTTTGCGATGTATCGCATCATGAGCGTGCAGGAGATGGAGACTATCGACGCAGCTAACAAAATATTGAGGCGGACATGAGCGAATACGACAAGGGCTTCAAAGAAGCTGAGGAATGGGTTGTGTCTATGATCAATCAATACTGCGGACTCAAGGTCAAGACCGTGGCTGACCTGATCGTTTACGTAAATCATCTGCGTGAGAAAGAACTGGAGAAAAAGAATGCATCATAGAGCGCGGACGCCGTTCAAGATTGTGCAGGAAGCCAGACACCAGCGTGAGCGATTCGGCAGAGCATACTCAGTCATTGCCGCGCACTACGATGTGAGCATGTGGACTGTGCGCGACTGGTGCGAGTATCGGACGCGGGTGAGCAGATGATTGAATTCGGGGATTGCCGCGAAGAGGAGAGCCAAACATATCACCCTGCAACCCCGATCTTCTAATGGCTTTTATCTTCATCCCTGTACTGTACCCCTGTACTGTACCTTGTACTGTTTTTCCCACTACTCTTTGGTGGAAGGAACGCAGCCATCCTTACAGAATGAACTGAGTTCCTTTAACACTACTCCTCGGAGCCAAGTGTACGCGCGAGACGTTCGGTCAGAGGCTCTAGCTTCGCCACCTCATCTGCTCTCTCAGACCTTTCCCACAGCAGCAGATATCCGCCACCCCTGTCGTTGTTGTCCCCGACGAGTGACCGGCTTCAAAAGAAAAACCCTTACGGCTGGGTTTCAGGTCGCGGCGGTGTAGGCAAATATCGCTAATGAAAATATCTGCTTCCACAACCGAAACCCATGCGTAAGGGTTCGATCATTAGCAACATCTGTCCGCCACCACAACGGACTGCCCTTTTGAGGCAACTGGATTCTAGGCGTGTCATTCCGTGTTTGCAAGTATCTGGGTGTATATACACATCATTGGACTGTATATCGGTAGACAGGGGGGCGGTATTTTAGGTAGCAAAATGACCCCTAAAATAGTTGTTGACAAGCCGAATCGTTTAACTTAACCTTGCCTCACTGTCGAGTGACAGGATAGTGAAGGGGAAGCGAAATGGAACTGTTCAACCGCGATGGAAAAGAATTTACCGGCACACCCGAAATCAACGAGAAAGGCAAGCCCTACACGCAGGTAGCCATCACCTGCGACCGCTGTCACGTTATCGGCGGTCAGCGTCTTTGGATCATGGGGATCGAGAACAACCGCCCTTACAGCAAGACTGGGTTTGAATGCTGGACTTGCGGCAACACGGGTGTTCGCAAGATGGTGGACGACCGCCTCTACACCGCCGAAGAACTGGCAAAGATCAATGCCGCTGCTCAGAAGCGTGCAACTAAGCGTTTCGAGGCAGAGCAGGCAGCAGCCGCCGCCAAAGCCGCCGAGCGTGTTATTGCCGAAGCTGACTACCGCGCCGTTAACGCAGACTTTCTGGCAAAAATCGCTACCTTGTGCGTTGGTGACGGTCAGGCGTTCTGGGATAGGCTGGCTGCCGACCTCCTGAACTGGCTCAGAGCGCCCACAGAGCGTCAGGCTGCTATGGTTGAGGCAGAGGTAGCCAAACGCGTTCAAAACGCGTCCAGCGCCTTCGTAGGGGCTGTGGGCGACAAGATTGTCTTGACGATCACGATTGAGCGCCTGATCCCGCTAGAGAGCCAGTTCGGGACGACCTACATCAACCTGTGCCGTGACGAACAAGGCAACGTCATTGTCTACAAGGGAAACTCAAACATTGGTGAGGTTGGCGAGACCGTGAATGTCAGAGCTACCGTCAAAGAACACGTTCTCTACAGCGGCGCGAACCAGACGGTGATTCAGCGTCCGAAGCTGGTATAAAAATAATTGCAAAAGGGGCTTGACCACCCCCTTTGTTTAACTTAATATCGCATCACGGTCGAGTGACCGGACAGTGAAGGAGAGCAAAATGAAAACGATGGCAGAACTTGAAGTGGAAAGTCCCGCAGAATTCCGCAATCCAGTCCGCACGCCTGAGCAAGAGGCAACGCTGGAAAAGATGCACGCCGAGCGCAAGGCGCATGAAGAGCAATACATGGCGATTGACGAGATCATTACCTCGTTTCTCAACCCTCCGATCCCCGTCCGCAGCATGGACTGGCAGGCAACGCGTAAGGGCTACGATGAGGGCGACCTGATCGGACGCGGCGCTACAGAGCAGGATGCGATTAACGATTTGCTTGAACAGGAGGGGCAATAATGGCTACTGCACAGGATGTAGAGGATCGCGCAAAGGAAATCGCTATCGAAGTCCTTTACGACGGGGACACGGACGAGTTTGAGCAATACATGAACGGGATGGAGAGCGAGGATATCAACAAGCCGCTGAAGGCTGCTCTGAAAGCGATTGCGAACAAGGGGCAGTGGAACAACAGCGGCTGGATGTATGAAGCCCTGCGTCATCTGGAAGAAGTCCGCAAGCTGGTGGAGCGCGAACAGACGCGAGACGTAGAGCGTTTTGAGGATCAGGCGCGTGAAGAACTTGGAAACGCCTTGATGCTGATAGACAAGGACTACTGATGCTGACAGACGAGGATTACGATGACGACACGCATCCCTGCCACATAAGGCTCAACGGCATGAGGCGCGAGATTGAAATCGGCTCTAAAAGCGGTGTCGAATACATTGCCCAAGTCGCGGAACACATCAAGAAAAGCTACTACTTGCTCAAGGCTTTCGAGAACGAGCAGGAAGCGGCCCATTTTTACCACGAAATGGAATTCAATCCACGGGGCAGGAAGCGGCTCATCAAAGTGAATAACCGTGTAGTGACGGTGCTGTTCGAAAAGATGGGGCATAAGTTAACAAAAAATGATTTGACCCCGTTCAAAAAGATCAATAAAATCAGCACAAGGGCGTTAGCTGTGTGATTCAGCGGCGTCCTCCCCGCTGGGGATTCTCGACGGGGAAATCTGTTCTAGCCGCGTCCCTCCCCGCGACGAAAACGCCGGACAAAGTAACCGGCACCCCTACTACTTTGGGAAAAGGAACGGATATGTTCAAAACGCCTCAGGAACGCGCTATAGCCGCCAAAGCCCCGCAGAAAGGGGTGAGTGCCAAGAAGCCGCGTAAAGCCCCGCAAAAGGCCGCTATGCAAGGCGTAGACATAGACGCAGCCCACAAGAAGATGGGAAGGCCATCAGCCTACTCTGTAAACCTAGCAGCAGAGATATGTCTCAGGTTGTCAAACGGGCAACCATTACGCCAGATATGCATGGAAGAAAAGATGCCAGCGCAGGCGACTGTGTATGTGTGGTTGCTGCGCCACCCTGAGTTCGTGGAGATGTATGCACGCGCACGTGAAGATCAGGCTGATACTTTGGCTGACGAGATCGTGGCTATTGCAGACGAACAGCCAGAGATTATCCCTGTGATTGATAAGCGGACTGGCGAGTTGATTGAACACAAGCTGGACGGGGCTTTTCTGCAATGGCAGAAGAACCGGATTGATGCGCGGAAGTGGACGGCGATGAAGCTGAAGCCGCGTAAATATGGTGAGCGTGTGGCGTTAACTGGCGTTGAGGGCGGGGATGCAATCAAGGTCGATCACGGCATATTTGACGCCCTTTTGACCAACATTGAGCTAAAACGGCAGGTTGTGGAGTAATTGGTGCGGCGCAACACAGGGGCTATGACCCAAAAAAATGGGTTGAAATGCCGCCTTTATACCCGAAAGAACAACACATCATTGTGCAGCGCAACATGAGTGACTTGTCTGAGTTACTGCGGTCAGACGATGTCCGCGACCAGTATACAAAACTCCCCGCAGATTACCGCGCCGCTTTTGAGTGGCGCAGCAAGTGGATGATGACCGCGCATGACCACCAGATCGTGCCTGCTGGCGACTGGTGGGCGATCTGGCTGCTACAGGCTGGACGCGGTGCCGGTAAAACCAGAACGGCGGCAGAACAGATTGGCTGGTGGGCGTGGCAGATGCCGAAGACCCGCTGGCTGGTAGCCGCCCCGACAAGCTCAGACGTTCGCGGAACCTGCTTTGAAGGTGACAGCGGTCTGGTCAACGTCGTCCCGCCGCTGCTGGTCAGGGACTACAACAAGAGCCTACACGAAATGACCCTGATCAACGGAAGCCTGATCAAAGGCATTCCGGCCTCGGAGCCTGAACGGTTTCGGGGGGCGCAGTGGCATGGGGCTTGGTGTGACGAGCTTGCCGCGTGGGACTATTTGCAAGACGCATGGGATCAAATCATGCTGTCCGTCCGTCTCGGGAAGCAGACGCGGGTCATCTGCACCACAACGCCAAAGCCGAGAGACCTGATCGTCGAGTTGAACGGCAGGGAGGGTGACGATGTGGTGATCACCCGCGCCAGCACGCACTCGAACCTAGAGAACCTGTCGCCCACCTTCAAGAAGCAGATCATGCAGTTTGAGGGGACGAGTCTCGGCAGGCAGGAGATATATGCCGAACTGATTGACCCCGAAGAGTCAGGCATCGTGAAGCGCGACTGGTTCAAGCTGTGGCCCCCTGAGAAGCCGCTACCCAAGTTTGAATACATCCTCCAGAGCTACGACTGTGCGACTTCTGAGAAGACCGCTAATGACCCCACGGCGTGTATTACATGGGGCATTTTCAAGCCGCTGGATAGCCCGATGTCGGTCATGATGATCGACTGCTGGCAGGACAGGCTGCAATACCCTGACCTCAGGCCGAAGGTGATTGACGAATACAAGAACGTATATGGTACGGAGGAGGGCAAGAGTATTGGCGGGAAGAAGGTTGACCTGATCCTGATCGAAGACAAGTCAGCCGGTATCAGCCTGATCCAAGACCTGCAACGCGCTTACCTGCCGGTGCAGGCGTATAACCCGGGCCGCGCAGACAAGAACCAACGCCTGTCTATCGTGGCCCCGATCATCAAGTCAGGGCGGGTGTGGATACCGGAGAGCAGCAGCCGCAAGGGATACGTCAGGGACTGGGCGGAGGGCTGCATCAGCCAGATATGTGCGTTCCCCGACACAACGCACGACGACTTCTGTGACGCGGCGAGTCAGGGCTTGCGCTATCTGCGAGATGGGGGATGGTTAGACATCGACCCTGAGCCGCGCTATGATGACGACGATTACCTAGACGAGACGCGCCAGTCGCGGGGAAACCCTTATGCCCAGTAAACTTGAGATGCTTGCGGAGTTGGCGAAGAAGGGCATAAGCCTTACGAAGGGGGCTGGCAGGGTTCCTGCTCTGGTCAACAAGATATCCGATCCGGCAAAAACTCAAGTCCTGCCTATGCCCAACCGCTGGTTCCTTGAGCCTGACAAGTTTCCTCATGTCCAGCCGCTGGTGGAGAAGGTTCTCAAAGAGAACAATATGCAGCGCGGCGACTTCTTCAGTGGCGCGTTCGTTGACCCGAAGACGGGCAAGATTCTGGACTTCAACGTCATGAAGGATGTTGGTGTGGTCATTGACCCTGCAACCAACAGGCCGAAGATGTCTGGTCTGGGTTCAGATATTGGCAGCTTCATGGACATCCCGCAGTCAATGGGGCCGCAGACGAAATCCAATCTTGTCCGCAAGGGGTTGTTCAAGACGGTGGGTGGTGATCCGCTGTTGAACGACATTAACTTCTTGGCGACCGTTGAGCGCAGTGGTGCGGGGCATCAGTATGGGCTGGGAACGGAGTATGCAACGCCGACAGAAATGCTGAATACCATGAGTGGCGACAATCCGACATTGCGACCGCATAGTAGGGGAGACCTGTTTGGCGTGGGCGATGTTGTCGGGAAAATCGTTACACCTAGAGGGACACCGACAGACGTATACGAATCGCTTTTCATCGCGCCGAGTGGCTCTGACGTAGAGGGCGTAAAGCTGCACAAGAAGAAAGGCGGCGCAGTCTCGCAGGACGCCATGCGCTTGGCGGTCATGAACCAGAAGGTGCAGAAGAAGGCTGTGGGTGGTGCTCCTTTAAATGTAATTGCAAAAACTATTACTGCGCGCAATCGTGCTGAGGCAGGGAATAAAGCCGCGCAATTAATAGCAGCTTCTCCTCAGTCGAGGATGTCAGAGGCGCTGGGGAATTTGAATAAAGAGGGGCGCGGCACCGTAATGACGACTCAGGCTGACCGCACTAAGGTTGGCGGAGGAAATATCGGAGGCGCTTCATTTCCCGCGTTGTCTGCGGCAGACCCATTGTATGCAGGTAAAACTTGGGGCGTAATGGATGAGGGGACTGCAAGTCGATTAAAGAACCTAACATCTCCAGACATTGTTTGGTCAACCATGCTTGGTTCTGCAACGCAACTCAAGACCAATCCAATCGTGTTCGCTAAGTTGGAGCGTCAATTCAGGAATGCCTTGAAAGAGGGAAAACTGTCTCCTGATCTTGAGGCAAGGATTAACCAGAACCTTGCTTTGTTTATGGGCGAGGGTGCAAACATTCGCGATCCAAATATTTGGAAGGGAATTGACTCATTTGAAAAGAGGGCGGCTATGGCTGACCTGATGATGGGTCAGGGGCTTGCGCCAAAGAAGGGCGGGGTTGCT